CTCAACCTCATCAAAGTTCCAATGCCTTGTAATGAACTTGTCTAGATAGTCTCTCTTTAAGATTCTGCTACATGGGTCTATCCTAGAATTCCCCATGAACTTCACATCCTCAAATACCTGGAACGGGGTTCTCCCTTCTGCAATAGTAATGTGCTGGCAACCTAAGAATGCGCTGCACTGCTTCATAAAGCGGTACAAGTCTTTGTCCTCTATCAAGGTATCGGCAAATAAAGTAATTACATTCTCCTTGCCATACTTGGCAACACAAGCCTCTGCTTCCGCAAAAGAACCCATCCCGCCAGAGAATGAAATAATATGACTGGTCACGTTGCTGCCTTGTCGAGCATTCTCGCGCTTGATTCCAAGGATCTCCAGACATCAATCTTAGCCTGGGCTGCAATCATCATCCACCTCATAGACTCGTATTCCTCGATGGCAACCCGGATCGCGGCCAGGTGATCTTGGTATTCCTCGTGGGCGTAAGCGAAAGCCTCCTTCGCGCTTTCAGTCTTCAGATCCGACTGATTCATAAGCAGACTTTTCTTGGATTTGCGGAACTCTTGGAGATAAATCACATTCGCTTTACACCGTCCATACTCCTCCGCGTGGTCTCGAAGGTAATCTAGTGCTTTGAACGGGCTTATTTCGTCTTTCATCTTTCACCTCTTTTGTCTTGACTGCTATGTACTGGAAGGAAGGAGGGTAGACTCTTGATCTCTCCCCCTTCTTTTTTGGCAATGGGTCAGGATGAACCGTTATAACCGACTCCGACACGATTTCAAACTTGCGACCATGCCAGTGGATCAACTTGTTCGACCGGCGATCATGTTGAAACAGTGATCCTCAACCTTTTTTTATCTACATCACCCCAGTTTTTACGGGTGAACATTGCATCCAAATACTGCTGAACCAACTCAGGCTTCGATTTGGCCAAACGATTAGGGGTAGCCCCCCAGGTACCAATCTTGTTAAGAAACGCTATCTCATGCTTTGTTTCCCATGCGAATTTTCCAGATTTCATTTTAGACTCCAGTTGTTTTGATTGATTTAATTGTTTGCCTGATATTTGTAGACACGAAATCCTTGCGCTTATCCACAGTATCAAGACCAATTTTAAGGTTCCACTTCAACGCCTCGCTTGTATGGAAGTTGTCGTAATGCTCCCGGCAAACATTCAATTTGCTTGCTGTCAGTATTGCGCTTCCATGGCAAGACCCAATCTGGCATCTGACAAAATCACGAGCCTTCTCAAGCTCGTTGTTGCTTTTTTGATTGTATAACATCATTCACCCTCACTCGCAATGTTCCAAGATCGACACCTTCAGTTGACACTCCTTCCTTTCTTGCCCTTTCATACGTTGCTTCTTCCGTATCAAACCAGTGAACAAACGGACCGCTCACCTTCAGCTCTGGGACAGAACTCAGCCAGTCCGCACTAAAACCAGCCCACCCCTGCTCAACACAAATCTTTATACCGGCGTTCATTGTCAGCCCGGCACCCAGAATCTTTTTGGAAATAGAATCAAATGCGGTTTCTGTAAGGGGAAGTCTTTTGATCTTCCTTATCGACAGCCAGTCTTTTGCTATTTGTTTTTCAACTCCAACATTGAGAAGCATCGATAGATGCGTATGTATTTTATTATTGGTTAATGGTTCTTGGTTTATGGTTAATGGTTCTTGGTTAGGGTTACGTTCGCTTTCATTTCGGTTAGCGGAATTAACCGGATGGGTTTTCTCTACTGCTGCTATTGGCTTTGGAGGCCGCCCACCCTTCTTACCATTGACCTTATTTATTTCAGAAATGCTATGGTACTCAGCAATTTCGAGAACAATTCTTTTATGTTCATAACCGGAATCGGTCAATTTAAAGAAATCGTTGAGAACATTCTGTAACTGCGGAACCGACTCAATACCCAGGCATAACCGGCGGGTAACCGAATGGGTTTCTTTCGGTATTGGAAGTTCGTCCAGGTAGTACCAATCGATCAGACTCCGGTAGATGTAATGCTCCATCGGGGTCAGGTGGACCGTGTCCTTGCGGTAATCAGCGATATTGAATTTATAGTAATGCATTTTAATATCCTTTTCGATGGGAGCCGGGAGCAACCCGACAGACAATAGCCGCAACGGAGCATAGGCGTTTCGCCCTGGTCCCATCATAAAAGATACTAGTTATTTGCATTTGGTACTCCGTTGGCTGCCCAGTTTGCGAATCCAGGCAGGGTGATTATATCAGTATTTTGCTTTAATAAGAAAAGACTTTCCTACCTTAATTTCTTCTCCAAACCGGTTCTTGACATAAACCCTCATAGATCTATCTATGATATGGCCATCAGCCTGTAACTCTGACAACCGGCGAGACAGTTCAAAGATTCCAAGCTTCTCATATGCCTGTATACGAGTGACACTGCCGTGCTTCTTTAGCCATTCTAACAACCTAAGTTTCTGTGATTTCATTTTAATCTCCAATTTTGAGGGATAGGTATTCTGACAGCCCTCATTCTTAATAAAACAACATTGACCTGACTAGCAGTCAACTCATCTGGGAAACGCTGGACACTGTTTCTGTGACTGTATCCAAGCTTTGTTGCCGCCCTTTCTGCGGTTCCCCCCAACAATTCTATAAGTTCTTTTTTATTCATCCAGTATTGTAACCACAATAATTGTACAGTTGCAAGCGATTTATTTATGCACAATGGTGTTGCAATTTAATTTTACCTAAGATAATATTCTTCTGTGCAACAAACAACTTAACCTGGAGATGCAAAATGATAGAGTTCAAGAGAGTTCGCAACGGATACTTCGAGTCTTTTAAAGACGGTGTTAAAACACAATTCATAATCGTAAATGGATCTTTAGGATGTTCTGGAAATGGCAAGAATGAATACTTGATACATAACACAATAACTTCTAAATACTCGCCAGTCAGAAGTTTAGGATACGCAAAGAAGTCTATTCAACTAAGTCTTAAATAACAAACCCTCCTCCCTTCGGGGAGGATTCTCTGGAGATACAAAATGAGCAAATACGACAAATACGGAAGTGACCTTAATAACAAGTGGGTGCCTGAGTTCGATCCTATACCATTCTTACTGATAGCCGTGATAGTTCTGGGCCTGGCACTCGTTTCATCAATCGATAACTGCGGAGTATAAAATGATTTTAAAAGACATCATCGAGCAGCAAGTTACCCAGTACCAGCTTGGGGTTGCCAGAAGCATTCTTAGTTTTAATAACGTCTCAGATCCTGAGACACGCGAGGCGTTGCTTGATTCTTACAGGGAAATCGTTGAGAGGGCCGAAGATCAAGAGGAAATCCGTCAACGTGCGTATGACTCAAAAGGTGGCGATAGCGCACTGGACGAGATCCTAGACGATCCTAGACGGGGTCAAGCCGCATCTATCAACAAAGGAGATTACTAAAATGAAATCATATCAATCGTATGCCCCCAGCGAAAGCCAGGTAAATGATGCGGCCATGATCATCCTCAACGATGGCGGCTGGGTCTGCAAGGAGCATTTCGTTGAATTGCTGGACCAGTGGATCGATGACTCTACCGAATTAAATTATCAACAACAAAACAGGAGTAATAAATAATGAATATTTATCAGAAAATTAACGCGGTTCGGAAGGAGATTGACTACATTAAAAAGGACAGGAGTGTCAGCACCGGAGGTGGTTCGTATGCTGCCGTGAGCCACGATGCCGTTACCGGGATACTCCGTAGGCATCTGGTCGAGCATGGAATTATTTGTGTCCCCACCTTGATAAAGTCGGAGACTCATCCGAAGGAAGAGGGGTCAAAGCAGTTTCGTTACGATGCGACCTATTCGTTTGAGTTTGTGAATGCAGATGAGCCGAACGACAAGGTGACTATAATCATTGAGGCCCACGCAATGGACAACGCCGACAAGGCTCCAGGGAAGGCTATCTCGTACGCCAAAAAATACGCGGTCTTAAAGTTATTTGAAATCGAAACCGGCGAAAATGAGGAGAGCCGGTATCAAGAGGAGGATCTGGAGTTGATATCTAAAGAAGATTTTGATAGGTTCAGTTTCAGCATTAAAGCTTGCCTTACGAATGCTGCCGCGAAAATAGAGTGGCACAAAGCTTTAAAAGCTTGCCAAGAAGTGAAAGACTTGGGATCTGCGACCCTGCTAAAGCGGGTACTTCTTGATCATTTGGAGTTTATCGACAAGGCGGTGAAATAATGGATATCCAAGGATCGGATGAGTGGTTTGAGGCCCGGAGGGGCCGTGCTACAGCATCATGTTTTGCTGATGTCCTGGCCAAGGGTCAAGGCATTACTCGCAAAAAGTATATGCTCAAGATCGTCACCGAACGATTGACCGGCAAGGTGGCTGAATCATTCTCCAACGCCCATACGGATCGGGGAACAGAACAGGAGCCGTTCGCTCGTATGGCATATGAGTCCACCACTGGTAACATTGTTGAGGAGGTTGGCTTCGTACCCCATGCATCTATCATGGCTGGTTGCTCGCCGGATGGGTTGATTGGTTATACAGGCGGGTGCGAGATCAAGTCGGTACTTCCTCATGTCCAGATCGAAACTATCCAGGCTGGAGGGTATCCATCAGGTCACCGGGCGCAAGTGCAAGGGTGCCTGTGGGTAACAGGCAGGGAGTGGTTTGACTTCTGCTCCTACTCTCCAGATCTTCCAGACAATCTGAGCCTTTACGTTTATAGGGTCGTGCGTGACGAAGACTACATCCTGGCACTAAAACTTGAGGTTGAGACATTTTTGCGGGAAGCGGATCAGATGTATCAAAAACTTTTGAACTGGGGGAAATGATGAGTGCATACATTGTCAAATTAAAACGCAGCAAAGACCATAAATTGGGCGATTGGGATGAAATGGTTGGATTCTTCGTAGCAACTGATTTAGTTGAACTATTTTGGACGATAGATGAAATTACAAGTCCATTCGGTTGTTTGTTTAAAACAGTAAAAAATGGAGGGGTGTTGTGGCCAGGATCTGCAAAAATGTTTGAATGGGACGGAGCGGATGAGGATTGCGAACCGGAACCATTTAATGAACCATCAATATTATCGGAGAGGTTAGATATGGCCCTTAGTGATCATAGAAAATGGAAATCTTTCCCTGATAATTTTAAATATATTTATTCTCCAATTACTAGTGAACTTGTTCAGCCTTCTGTTGTAGTGCGGTCAATATTAGGTCACGGAAAGGAGACTGCCGATGTTTGAGGATATGTTCTCCGACTGCCCCAAGACCGTGCATTGGGCGGTTGAGTACACTAGAGCAAGTCCATTGCTGGTCTGCGATAGCACTAGACTGGATCTAGTATTCAACTACCCCGCTCAAATTAAGTATCTGTCGCTGAGATACCCTGGGAAGGCAGCGAGTATGTTTATTGATAGTGTCGATGAGAAGAGAGGTCGCAAGAATCTATTCTCGAAACACGCCAAGGAAATGTCGGAGATGATAGATAAAGGTAAGTCGTTAATCGAGATCGCCGAATCTTTCAGCACCATTAACTACACTTTGAGGTACTATTATTGCCGCAAGATAATCGATGAGTACCGGACTGACAATCATCTGCCGCCAAGGATTCAACGTCCGCGCAATACCCCGCAGAAGGAGTTCGTTAGGCACGAGTCAGTAAAAAGCAGAATGCCAGAGATTGAATTTATGATGGGGAAAATAGACCCGAACACTGGGAAACTATATATGCCACATAGAATCGCTGTACTTCTGAGCATGAACCATGGAACCGTAGCATCTTGTGTACGTCAAATCAGAGCAAATAAAAAGGAGAGTAAAAATGGCATCAGTAAATAAAGTAATAATTTTAGGCAATGTTGGTAAAGATCCGGAGGTTCGCCATATGCAGAATGGAGACTCTGTTGTGTCGGTGTCCGTTGCAACATCGGAGTCCTGGAAGGATAAGAATAGCGGCGAGTCCAAGGAGAATACAGAGTGGCACCGCGTAACTTTCTACAGAAAGCTTGCTGAAGTGGCTGCCAATTATCTACGGAAGGGGTCTTCTGTCTACATTGAAGGCAGACTCGAAACCAAGAAGTGGACCGACAAGGCGGGAGTCGAACGCTACACCACCGGGATCGTGGCCAGTGAGATGAAGATGCTGGGCAAGGCACCGGAGGCCGGAGATCGCCAGGCTCCAGCGAAGGTTGAAGCTGGTCATGGGTTTGAGGACATGATCGATGATATTCCATTCTGATGGAGAATAAAATGAAAGCTAAAAATTTGTATGAGGCAATCGGTCAAGTCTTACCGAACGGGAGTCCTAAAGTTATCGGCACATTTGAGACAGAAAAACTGGCCGCACAAGAAATTCAGAAATTTGTAGATGATCGTCCTGGGAAATCTTGTGGATGGATGGAGGTAAAGAAGAATGATTAAAAATAAATGGAAACACCGGTTCTCGCACCACGAGGCGCTGATGATATTCCTGGCCATCACCCCGGTGGTGGTGATCATGGTGATCATATGTTATTTAATAGGCTTGGTGTTTTGATTAAAACGCATCCATATTGTAAAAAGATTTGCGCCATCTGCAAATTACAAGCAGAGTTATTGTATTGCGTGGCTCCTCGCGCATTATATTTATGCTGGAAATGTTGGGGAAATAAATGATTCATTATCACGGTTTGCCAATTAATCCATCAACGGCTGCCGCGCAAGCAATTTCCGGCGGTCATGCTTTTGTAAGTTTTCGTGACCCGCACCAATTGTCTGTAGCCGTTGAAGTTTGTCAAAGTTTTGCGGTTGACAATGGAGCATTTTCTGCTTGGCGAAGCGGGGAGCCTGTAACCGATTGGAATAGATATTACGAATGGGTAGCGAAGTTACATAGAATTCCTAATTTTGATTTTGCTGTAATTCCTGACATTATTGATGGAACGGAGGAGATGAATGATGCTCTTATTGAGGAGTGGCCCTGGCAAGATGCAAAGAATAAATGGATTGGGTCACCTGTTTGGCACTTACATGAGTCTATAGAAAGGTTACAGTCATTGGCTACAAACTGGCCCAGAGTTTGTTTGGGTTCAAGTGGAAATTTCTCTGCAATTGGAAATTCTTTGTGGTGGGTTAGAATCGCTGAAGCTATGAATTCTATATGCGACAAGTCCGGGAACCCAATATGCAAACTGCATGGGCTTCGTATGCTTGACCCAGATGTATTTTCAAGGCTCCCGTTTGCAAGTGCCGATAGTACGAATATTGCAAAAAATATAGGGATAGATTCGGCGTGGAAAGGTACTTATACGCCACCGACAAAGGAGGCTAGGGCGTGGATAATGAGACAGAGAATAGAGAGCAAGCAGTCAATGCCATTCTGGAAACCACAACCGATTCAAGAGTGCTTGCTGAAAAATTATTCATTGCTAGAAGGGAATTAACATTTATGCGCCAAGCGTTGAAATATCAAGAGCATTTGTTAAAAGGTAAAAGAATTGACGGAGAAAGAAAGCTATACAAAATCTTAATGGAATCGAGGAATAAACATGGCTGAAATGCTAATGTGGCTGACCCTGGTGACATTCTACGAATCAAGAGGTGAGCCTGAGCATTGTCAGGTTAAGACAGCCCAGGTAGTGTTAAATCGGCTTGGTCCAGATGGCGATATAGCAAAGGTGGTCCTGGCACCGGCACAATTCTCGTGGGTGCCGGAGAAGATGTATGGAGGAGTTCTTAAATCTGAGTATCGACCCAATGTTCAGAGTAGAGAATGGCTACAGGCAGAACGATCAGCAAGAATGGCCATCTACGGTAACGGGAAGTTTGAGGCCACCCACTTCCACGCAACGTGGATCGAGAAGCCAAAGAGTTGGAGCAAGTTGAAGCTGGTTACAATCTGCGGCCAACACGCATATTACAAATGATCGGTACTTTATACCTATCTATATCCAAAAACAGGTATAAATCGAGCATTACTCGTCATCTAACGGCGGCTTGCTGTCTGACAAAGTCTTGAAGGGCTTCGAGGGTTTGTGAATTTTCTTGGCAGATACCGTAATTTCTGACAACCGTTTCGGCAACATCTTGAGTTTTAACGGGGGTCTCATCAACAGTTCCACTGGCACTGCCGGGGTCATAGTTGATGGCGAGATCGTGGAGCATCCGGAAGCCACCAGGCAGATAAGTATCGGCATCATCTTTAACATAGACTTTAATCTCCTTAATTATTTCCTGAGTCCTACCCTGCACAATTTTTATACGATCCACATATTTTGTGGTGACTGAGTCTGATATTTGAGACTGTTTTGCACTGACCTCAAGGCCATGCCTCTGCGACTCGATTACAGCCTCTTGGCACGACGATATTCCTAAACGGTTACCAACGTATAGGCCGGATGAAAATAACGCAATGACGAGCGTTAGGGCAATTGATATTTTGGCTGCGATTGGAATTAGGAATGGCATTACGGTTTGAACGTGCGATGGCCAGATCCGGGTATCCTAGTTCCAAGATGACACCATCCCAGGGTAGACTCCGGTGCCTCGCGATACAAATCAAACTTAGTTAGTATCTCGTCTGTCAGGTAGTTATCTAATTTGTTCTGCGGGTCGTAGATATCTACAGCCATCCCCTGTTTGTGGGCAGAGTTAGGACTCCCAGTTTTGGATGACTGCAACCTCATCCCACCGTCACCATCCTTATTGCCGGAGATCAGGCACCCAGTCTTTGGACTGACTCTCAACACGTTACCCTTAGTGACATAGTCTGCGAGTAACCGATTCACTTTGTACAGAAGGTCGAGACCGTTGAGACTTATGGCCGGAGTTACTTCCGCAATCTTATTATTGAAGTAGTCTTTGAGGATTATCATTTGACCAACTGTTGATTGGTATAACATCGTAGGACCATGTTACCCGCACCGGAGATAAATATTAATATTGAATACGCTATCGGAGGGAGGTACACAGAGAAGGTGGCCGCAGCCAACTCAATAAGACCTAGCAAAAGGACTATAGATCCATTTAGCCAAAGAGTCTTCGAATGTATAGCACGTTTCACTTGTCTTGCTTCTGGTCAAGCTTCTCGAAAATTCTAGCCAGCATTGATTCTAATTTATCGAACCTGGCTTCCATGTCGTGTTTGAGATCTGACATATCCTGTTTACGAACATAGTTAGAAGGCAGACATATCTCAATACTCTTAACGTCAGACTTTAATCGTTCCACTGCATCCCAGAGTTGTCGAGCGAACCAGCCTAGTACACCCAGCCCGCTGCCAACCAACAGATTGATTATCATCTGCCCGTCCATTTATACCATCCAAATAATAAGACCAACGATTAAGATAATAATTATTATACTACGCTTCGAGTTCTTGATAAGGTCAAGTGCATGATCTACGGTGGAGTCGGTCTTAACAATAACCTCATCAACCTTGCCCACTACCTTCTTGGCTTTGTCTTTAATGGTCATTATTCTTCTAGCCCAATTTACCGACAAAATCTACCGGAGGTTCTTGCACAGCAAATACATTAACAAATACAGTTCCGTCCTCCAATGCCTCTAATTCATGCCACTCATTAGCAACGAGGTTTACTGGTTGAGTGGTTTTGTCCATCACCATCTCTTTTCCTTCTTTGCGTACCATTACAGAACCCGCGTGGCATAGAGTTGCGTGACTGAATGTATGGCCATGTTTAGGTAGTCCCTCGCCCTTGTCTACATGGTATACATTTAACTGCGCCCCGTCATAGGTAAGCATATGCGCTGGTGTCACGGCCCTGACCATTAGAAGGGTTGTGTCCCTGTAGTTGCTATTTCTTTTGGTAGCGGATTTGGAAGAATAGCTAAAGTAGTTGGATCGTAATAAAAGCTATCCGCAGTTACATCATCGGCGCAGTCTATCCAGAACAAAGAATCGTGTACTTCAAATATATTCGCTTCATCTTCTACCTGTGCAATTCTAAATCCATCGAATAATGGCTCGTTTGTACTAACCAATGCTTTTTTCATTATCATCCCCTTATGCTATCCATTCAACTAATATCACCCCCGCAGCACCAGCCACATTGCCAGTAATATTGCCAGTACCCGAACCTCCCACTCCATATACACCTATTGTTGCGTTCGTCGTACCTCCCGAAAAAAGCGACCCCCCGGAGGCGAATGAATAGTTACCAGTCCCACAGGTCGCTCCGAAGGAGCCAATTCCACCCGCGGCATTAAGATCACCACCGGAACCTAACCCACCCTGGCCTATTCCCAAGCCACCTGTTGCAGAACAATAGGCACCAAAAGATGATGAGCCACCTGTTGCTCCAATGTACGGAGTAGCGTTCACAGCAGCCCCGCCAGCCCCTACTGTAGTCGCTATAATTGCAGCAGGTACTAAACCAGTTATCCATTTAACTGATGCTCCCCCGCCAGTCGCACGCCCACTTAAACCTCCTCCACCACCACCGCCAATCACTGTGACTTTTAACTGAGTAACACCAGTGGGTACTGTAAAGGTAGAAGCACCAGCAGTAGCAAATATTTGCTGTTTTAGTGCAGGTAATACCAGAGTTGCTGCACCAGTGCCGCCAGAGGTTACAGCCAGTGGAGTTGTAGTTAATACAGCCGCAGGTGAGGTCAAACCACTTGTGCCATCCAGAACGATACTCATATTATTCTCCTTGTAGCCAAACTTCAGTTGGCTGTGTAGCCCAAACTATTTCACCAGCAGGTGGATAAACAGCCCTGTATTTAATTATCATTGTTTGTCACCAAAGTTAGGTCTAGGCAGAGTAGGATGTTCCCACTTAGCTATGTAGTCACCTTTACCATCTGAGTCGTTTTGTAGGATGATGACTGTCATAAAGTCTTGTTGTGTTAACTCAGGATATAGAGCCATTACTTGTTCGTAGATAGTCATTATGCACTCCTTACCATTGATGCCGAAAATCTTGATGTAAAGGTACTATCTGTGTTGGAAAATGTTGTTGCTCCAGCGCCAACTATAAACCCATACATTTCAAAATAGTCTGTTGTACCGTTTGCATACGCTAACAAAGTGCTAGATACTCCTACACGCGAAGTTGCTTCGTAAGTAACAGAAACATCAAATATTCTACTTAACGCGCCACCATTTTTATATAAAACGTTAATCTGTCTACTTTGTGTAGTTACGGTACCTGCTTGTAATAAACAATTAAATTGATAATAACCAGCAACAGTTGGAGTAAAAGTTGAACTTGCAAAGTTACTGTTAGTATCAAAATCTTCCACTTGAAATGTAACTTTAGTAAAAGTGGAGAGAGATACGCTCTGTGCAACGTTTGCATAAGCACTAAACGCTGGAGCAGCAGTTGCGGCAACAGTTATAGTAGCTCCAGTAATAGTAGGACTTGTCAGAGTCTTGTTGGTTAGAGTCTGAGTGGCAGCTATTCCGGCTAGTGTGTCTGTGGCTACGGGTAGAGTTAGTGTGCCTGACCCTGCTACAGCCGGAGCAGCTATTGTGATTGTGCCAGATGTGTCTCCAGCGACTACGATACTCGACATATTATTCTCCTTTTAACACTTTAATTTGCTCTGCTTGTATTTCTACAATTGCCTTGAGTTCCTTGATCGCATTGATCATTGATGTAATCAAGTCAGTTATACCAAGTTTCTGCGTACCATCTTCATCCTCTGACCAACCTGTAAATGTATCTACACCAGCCTTGTCTAGTGCAGCCTTGACGTTCTGAGCAATAAGACCGTGCATTACTAGGTCAGTGTCTTGAACATTTTATTCCCCTTTTAATTAGATACTCTGTACACAATGAATGTTGATGCTGCTGTTTTCCTTACTCTCCAACGAACTGAAGCTAATGCTAATACTGTTAGAACTCCAACAAAAGTAACATTAGTATTGACAGCCATTGTTGCAGTAGCAGCGCCAGTATTAATTACTACAAATTCAAACGCAAAGCCAACTGGAAGATTCCCTCCAGTTATTGCCGTATCTAATGCAGAGCCTAGAGGCATTGTAAGAGATGCTGCAATGCCATTGTAAGTAATGATACCTGTCAGAAGTTCAGCCCCAGTTAAAGTTGCTGCCCCCGTCTTTGCTGTTGGCGCTGCCTGATTAAAGAATGGCTGTCCGTTTACTGCCCATATAGCAGAATTAGTATCTATTGCTAATTTAACATTAGCATCCCCGTCTGACAAAACTGTCCAGTTTGATGCGTTAACCCCCCCCGGAGTCGTGGTGTATCCTCCAATCAGAGTATTACTTACTCCACCAGCTAAAGATGCTCCAGCTTGGGAGCCTATCGCTGTATTATTGTAACCAGTTGCACTATTAAGTGCCTGATAACCTATTGCCGTGTTACTGCCGTTAGTTGAGACGGTTTGGAGCGCGTTGTAACCAACGGCTGTGTTAGCACTAGGACTGGTCATTGCCAAGAGTGAATTTGAACCAACTGCTGTATTATATTGTCCACTTGTATTTGCAAAAAGAGCCTTATACCCAATTGCAGCATTATTAGCCCCCGTACTTGTTCCACTTGCGCCATACATTGCTTGATAGCCTACAGCAGTGTTGTTAGAGGCTGTGTTGTAGAGAAGTGATGACCACCCTATTGCCGTGTTGTTTGATGAGCTTAAATTATATTGAAGGGCGTAAGTTCCTACCGCCGTATTACTAGCACCAGTAGTATTAGTAAAAAGAGCCGTTCTGCCAAATGCTGAGTTCTCGCCACCACTCAAGTTGGAATTGAGTGAGTTGTATCCTACTGACGCATTACTAGCACCCGTAGTATTAGCATTAAGTGCGCCATCACCAGCAGCAAAGTTAGAAGTAATACCACCTGTTCCGTATGAGCCTGTAAGACTCCCAGTGGAGACTTTAGCGCCAGTAGAGGTCACAGCAACCACCGTAGAGCCGCCACTTTGTATGTTTAAATTTCCTGTAGCGTCAGCAGTCGTTATTATCCCGCCACCGCCAGACGTGCTTGCATTTATCGAACTAGCCATTTATATATCTCCTAAAGAACGTACCAGCGAGAGCCGCTTGGGACAGTAACTACAACGCCAGACCCCAACGTGATAGGCCCAACTGAGAATCCATTTTTAGATGTTGTCAAGGTGTACGATGATGTTACCGACTGAGCATTCTCGTAGATTGCTCCGTTGGCTTGTGCGCCACCTACACCACCCCAGGCACCGGCAACGTATCCCTCAAATCCAGCAATGGTCGTGTTGTATCTCAGCATACCGTTGGTTACACCGGTTACAGTACGCTCACCAGTAGTTCCGGCCGGTAGTATTGCGGATCCAGTAGCAGAATCCTTCGAGACTACAACTGTAGCATCCAGTGCTACATAACTCCAGGTCGCTCCTGAGTAGACTCTGACTCTGTTAGATGCTGTATTGAAGTACAGATCACCGGCAGTTAACGCCCCGCCATGCGGATCTAGAGTAGGGTCGGATGCGAAAGCCCCAAGGTAAGTATTCTGGAACGATGCAAGACTGGCCGCCGCTGATACCGCAGATGCCGCTGCATTGGTTGCCTGGGTCGTTGCTATCCCAGCCTGGGTGGTAGCCGTGGATGCTGACGTTCCGGCATTGGTAGCCGATGTTGCTGCATTACTTGCTTGGGTCGTTGCTAGGCCAGCTTGAGTAGTTGCGGTGGATGCAGAAGACGTTGCTGACGATGCCTGGGCGGTTGCTGTTGATGCGCTTGAAGTCGCGCTAGATGCCGATGCTGTGGCACTTGTCGCTGAATTTGTTGCGCTCGTTGCTTGAGTTGTAGCGGTCGTTGCTGAGTTACTTGCACTGGTTGCGCTAGTTGCGGCGGCTCCGGCAGATACAGCGGCAGCAGCGGCATTGGCTGCGGCATTTTGAATGGCCACTATGTTAGTAGCATTCGTATTGATACTAGCTATATTCGTAGCGTTTGTATTCACGGATGCGATGTTAGTACCAACAGTATTTACATTGGCAATGGAACCGGCAACCGTATTAATGTTGGCGATGTAAGTTGCATCTGTATTAACTGAAGTGATGTTATTGGCAACAATGTCAATATTCGCAGCACTTGCAGCTATTCGCACAATATCGGCCACCAGGGCATCAGCATCTTCAGTAGAAGTAATTGGAAGCTTTGCAGAGCGGTCAACCTCTTCCTTTAGCTGCTGGGTTTGTATGGTTAAATTGTCTAGAGAATTAGTAATAACCTCTGGATAAAATCCACCCTGGTTGGTCAGATCTGTTTCTTGCAAATAAGGGATCTGGGAAGACATGACCATGTTGTATCCAACTGCCAATGGAGCAACAAGAGTTACATTCCCACCAGGATTTGAGTTCTGGTCGAAATTCAAAGATACGGTGAAATCGGTTGTTAATACTAAGGTTGTTTCAACTGTGGTCGCATTGTTTACCTTCACAACCAACATATCGGACGGTTGGAATATTTTAAATGCGAATGCAAATGGACCAGTCGATCCACTTCCTACGAATGGCCCTGCTTTTCTGGTCTGGCTGGAGATGGTCATCGGGACTCCTATGGGATACTCTAATAGTAAGTTAAATAAATTAGTTACGGATAATTATTGATTCGGTCTATTTACGTCCTTTCCAGAGATAACTCCACGAGTCACATCCATAGCACTCTCTGGGTTTACCTTGCCCTGCGCTATGTCAGCAGCGTACCCAATAGGCTTACCCATCTGCCCAAGAGGAAGACCTGTGATCATTCCAAGTGCGGTCAGCGTATCGCGGATAGCCTTCTTCCAGGAACCGTCTTCAGCAATAGCCTTGTAAAGAGTATTCGGTGCGCGAACTGTTGATTCAAGTGCGGATATCGATGCAGATGTACTTATACGGTCATCATATGGCTTAGAGTTCCAGGCATTAACACCGGCCATGATAGATGGTCCGACTATAGGTATCATCGCTATGGCTGTCCTGGCTTGCGATCCAAAGAATAAAGCCATGGCATCATTCTCATCCCACTCATCATCGTCACCATCTGCGAACCCACCGGCACCCTGTACTATGATTTCAGAAAGAACTGCTGGGATCATAAATGCGAATGTGTAGATATAAAGCAACTGGCCCATTCCCTTTTTAACTCCGAATTCCTTAACAGTCTTGGTGAATTCAGTACCTAAAAGGTTTGCTTGCATATTGAAGTACGAGTAAAACATGGTGAATGCTCGAACGAATGCGGTGCCGGTCTCGAATCTAGATACATCTTCCGGGGAGAAGCTGCCCTGCGTGAGTCGAACCGCTGAATCGGCCGCTCTAACAGCATCCCTCTCGTTGCCGGTTTCAGTCATTGATTGGTTATATGCGCCAATCCATACAATAGTATCAACGGTATTCTGAAGACCTTGCTGCATGAAGTATCCATGCTTCCCAGCAAAGCTTCTTAATTTGTCATACTTGCTTGGATTCAGCAGTAGTTCCTCAATAGTCTTTGAGATTTCAAATTGCTGATTGCTCATCCTGGTATTCATGTACTTGGATTTTTCTGCAACCATTGCTGACGTATCTGTTGGCTGGCGGGTATATAACCACAGGGCATTTCTTAGATTGCCTGGCTTTACCTTCAACGCGCCAATGGAAAGACCGGTTAACTGTTGCAATGCATTGGTTACGTTACCAACCATCATCTGCATCCCGGTCCTGGTTCTAACCTCGCTGAAGAACTTGTCTGCCAACTTTCCACCGGCACCCTTCATTGGTGTCTTTATCATCTGCATTGCAGTTCTTTGCAGCCAAGGCACAAGCATATCGCCACGGATTGTTGGATCTAGTTGATCCATAGCGGCAGAGAATGTCTTGCTCGTCTTTACAATCTTTGCGACATCCTTAATCTTTGGCTCGATGTAAGTGAACCTTAGAACCTTATCAAGGTGGGATGGAAAGTATCCAAGGTCAAGCATTAATGGCTTGTTGTATTCAACGCGACCCTTGGTAAAGCCCCGCCCGGTGGTCGGAAACATATAGGAGTTATCGGTCTGGCCGGTCTCTTGCTCGTTACGCATGGCCGCATCGGTGTTAATCCATGGGTCGGTCACCGCAGGTACATATCCACCCCTGTATATACCGAATGGAGTTATAACTGGGTTAGCAGAGATCTCGTTGAAGTAGAAGCCGTACATATCTTTATGTACTTTTTGTGCCGCTGGCTTCATCTCTTCCAGCAGATCCCAGACAGACTGAGCGAAATCAAAGTCAACCTTGGAAAGCTTATTCTCTGCGTACATACGAGACATGAACTTATCCCAGCGAGCGGTATTTAACGACCCGTCCTGGTTCTCTTCAGCCCATCCCCGGCCAAGAAGAAGCTTTCTCTTGTTAGACTCATTCCCCGTATGGAGGATGGCATGAAGCAGTTCTGCCTTATTCTTGAATGTGTATCCTATTTCACCGGCGGCTATAGATCCAGCAGCCAAGCCCTTCTCAACCGACTTAACGATATCAAGATACTTTTGGAGGTACTCATTCTTGGCTATTCTATATTCAGCAACAGCCTCAGAGATCGGGTTCCAGATGTACTTTCTGAACGGACCATCTAACTTGCCGCCATCCATTGCATCAACCCAGGACTCGACTCTACGCATTGCAGCCCTGGCACCCATCAACATGATCTTGCGCTTATCCCAGTCGGACATAGCCTTGTCATATCCACGGCGTTCTTTCTTTGTATCAATAACTCCAACCCTATCAACCAATTCAGCCACGATAAGGTTTCTATCGACCATCTTACCGTCAATCTCCATCTGTTTATTTCTACGCGATAGATGCCATAAAGCCTGGATCTGCTCAGATAAGTCGGTGAATTGATCCGTTGTCAGTTCGGTAATTGGCTTGGCTTGTTGTAGATGGGCGGTGATCATTGGCTCTATTTCTGCATAGAACTCTGGATCGTACTCTTGCACCTTTGCTAGGTATGCCCCGGCCGGTAACTCAGTCTTGCCCATCCCGTAGTTGGCAAGGATAGCCCTGGCTGCACTAACAAGATTCATGTCGCGCTTATCTGCAATTCTAGAATCGGCGGTGAATACTTTCTTGAATAGATCAAGAGACTTGGCCACGGTCCGATTAGCCTTGATAGCTTCTGCCGCCAATTGGTTATTCAGCAACTGGTTGCGTTTGGCTTCTAATGCTTTGGCTGTGTCACCCTTCTTAATTGCATCAATAGCCTCTTGTGCCGCACGAGCCTCTGCAATCGCATAATTCTTTGGTTTGATAGTACCTATAGGCTTCGATGCTAATATCGCAACAGCGGCTTGCCTAGCAGCTTCTAGCATTACTCTGACAGGTGCAGTTGCCTTGGCAAGGTGCCTTAACTCAACAGACACGAATCTGGCACGGGCCTCGTTGTGTATTGCTGATTCGACCGCGACTTCAATAGACTTTGGGTCTTGCAGTTCTGCGTGTTCGGCCAGCATTCTCTCGTCTGTTCTTACATTGACCTCATCGTTAAACTTACGAGCGGAGACCAATGCCCTAACAAGATCATCACCAGACTTGAATCCGAACATCTCAGCAACTAGATCCGGATGAAGTCCGTCTTCAGACATCATTCCCCGCTGCTTGCCCATGCCAAGTATCTTTAAATCTGGACCCTGATATAGTGCTGTATCGCTTTCTGGGTACATTGCCTTAACAGCGGCAATAGATAACTTATACCCGGCATCTACTTTTATATCGTTACCGTTCTGATCTACGGTCTCGCCGGTCTTCAGCCAATTAATCGCACGGTAGACTGGATCTGCTTTGACCTCTTCGACAATCTTATCCCTGAGAGATTTGCGAATCTCAGCGGTCTCCTTCTGCATCTCCTTGAGAACCCTGCTTCTAGCGCCAGATAACCACTTCATCTGACGTAGGCTTGCAGTCTGCATCTCTCCAATGGCTGCGTTGGTGGCTTCTTGACTCATCTCTTGATAAGCGGCCCACTCGCTATCATCCATCCCAGACTGTTCCTGGGTTTGGAATATAGGCACCATGTTACGGACGGTCTCTGTCTGCTTAATCTGTTCTGAGGTGGCAAGCATTCTATCCATAACCTGTCTAACCTCGCCGGTCAGGATAGGTAGGTCAGTGCCATGCTCTTGCCGGTAGATTGCGTTGAGATCATCACGGATTGATTTGTATACCCTGGCCAACCATGCTGAGAACCGATCAAAGATAGTCTGCAATTTGATGTTGGGTGCCTTGCCCTCGAATAGGTAGATCTCGTAGTTGTACGCGAACTGCTCGTGGTATTTTCTCTGCTCGTCCAGAGACATTTGGTTCCAGGTAGCAAGATCTTTTACTCCAAACCAATCGAGGACGGTCTGCATATCTTGTTTGGACTGCTCTGTTGCGTTTGGATTCGCTGCCATATCCGCATAGACCGACAGGAAAAAGTGAGCGGTCTCATGGAGGAAGGTGGAGTTATCTGCTTCCGTCCCAAGAATAGTAGTTAAAGTGGTTGGGTCGAATCCACCACGGGCATCTTCCTGGCCTTGTACCGGCTGCCGTAATAGGTTAGTTGGGCGAACTTCTGGAGCGATCTGCTGATCTCCAACACGACCTTCTGTCAATGCGAACTCAGGCAATAGACCGGTTTTTTGATCAGCAAATATTGTATCTTCTACTTTCGCAGTTCTATTATGCTCTCCATATGGACCAAAATTAGTCCAACTATTCTGGCCGCGAGTTTCGCTAGTAAGTGCAGCGACTGCTGATCCAGTAAACAATCTAACGTGGGCTTGCCATGCGTTCTCTTCTCCGGCCGCTCTGAACCCAACCCCTTCCAGGCCATGTCCGAATGCATCGTGGACAGCACGGAAAAGATCGTTTGCCAGGACTTTCCTTGGCTTGCCGTTAAACATCCAGACCAGCCCGGTGTCTTCTAGCAGGGGATTGTTTGATACGTTTTGATCTACAGTACCGGCAGTATCCCCAGATCCAAAGCCAGCCTCTGTTGAGTACACCCCCATACGTTGGTTGGCCCTAAGATCGCGCATCGCGTTCCATGGGTTACCATCATAAGGATCGTTGGTATTGTCGTAGAAATAGAATTCATAACCAGCATCGACAAGGGCTTGATATTGCGCCCTCGTCTGCTTGATCATATTTTGATACGCCTCTGCAACCACAGGGTTTTGAGGGTCATGCTTCATTTCGGCATAGGCATCGGCAATTCTAGTTGCCCTGGCCGGATCTACTTGGGCGTATTCTGCTTGTCGCTTGAGGTCGATTCCATTGTCTGCTGCGTATTGCTCTGCGATTCTGACAAGCTTGGGGTCGGGGCTGGTGTCCTCGCCACGAACCGGTCCACCTTCAAGCGGCGTAAGGCCTCCGCTCGAATACTTTCCGCTTCCGTTTCCGGTCCCTCTGGCGCCAATTTCGGCGATTGATTCTCTGAGGAGGCTGTTCGCTTCTGCACGAAACCTATCATCACGCCGCCGTTTTTCAATGGATGCCCGTCCGGCCACCCCTGGTTCATTATTACTGTCATAACCGTAATCCTTCTTATCAATTAAAGCAGAAAAAACATTTTCACCGCGAACCACAAACTCTGATCCTAGTCGTGACTCTATTGTACGCGCAAATTCTTCATTGCTGAGTCCTGATTGATTCAAAATAACCATGATTCCATCTTGGGCGGTATATCCGTTAACAAGCTTTTTACCGTCCTTCTCAAGTTCCCACAGCTTGTCATACATAGCTGTAATTTCTTTCTCTCCATAGCCCTCTGGGAGGTCAATAGAAACCGCTCCAACAGCGGAAGTGCCTGTTATTTGCTGCCCACTTGTAACCACCATCGCATCCTGAGACAGGGCATGGCCGATAAGTTTTGCTGCGGTTACAGCCAGTTCTTTTCTGTCAATAGATAAAGACAGGGATGGATTTGTCGCTCCCAGGTACCCGCCAATCGTTGCCGAAACCTTGCCGGAACTACCGATCTCTTCAAGTATTTTAGGGATAATCGCCGCTGTAATATCTTGAGAAATTCTAAACTTATCAGCAGGTGACAGAGCATTCCATGCGGCAGTTAGTTCTACGTCATTGGGATCTGGAGCAACTTCAAATAGGACGTTTACAGGGTTTGGCTTGGCGCCAACATTACCAATGGCATCGATTGCTTTTTGTGATGCGCCCTCATAGGTACGCCCTACTGTGTCATTGAATGGAACCTTGGACCAGCTTGGAGGAGTAATTCCACCGGCCAAGGTAAATATTTCTTTCTGCGCCTGTTCTTGATCTATCTCTCCAGACTTATACCGTGACCATATCGCATTTGCTTCGGTCTTCATCCCGCTCTTTTTAGATGCCTCAAAAAGCCCTCTGGCAGCTTCCCATGTTACTGATTGCATCTGCCTTGGAAGTATTCCCCTGGCTTCAGCGGCCCTTCTATAAGCCTCGTGAATAATCGGATAAGTACCATTTAATCCAGTATTGCTAGATGAGGACGATCCGGCGCCACCAAAGGCCTGAGTAACTTCGTCATCCTGGGCCGCTAATGGGCGCAAGTTCGCAGCAGCCACCGCATGGGTATCTATAGTCGCAAACCCAAGGGGGCTGTTCGGATCGAACAAGTTATTGTAGAAGTTCCGTACCTTGTGTTCTTTTCCAATCTGGTAATAAGTATTACTAGCGGTTCCATCTGTCAGAATAGATACTGCTTTGGCAATGGCTCCAAATGATTTCCACGCCATGGTTGCATCGCTTCCGTCCTTTATCGTAACGTAGTCAGATACACCGCCCTCTGGGGTTAGTATTCTGTACGAACGATTATTGTATGTCTGGTCGAAAACACGAATCCATCTTGCGGCTATCTCTGGGTCATTAAGCAACTCACCCAAAGACTTTCCTTCAGCCATTTTCATCCTTGCTTTATCTTCTGGCTTTTCCTGTGGGATTTTATTTGCTTCTTCTGTCATGGCACTATCCCAGACAAAAGATTGCATTCCAAAGATAATGTCAGCAACTCGTTCTGCTGAACTTACATTTGCAAACCATCCATTTTGCGGGGAAAGAACAGCAATTGCCGATGCCGCTTGCATCTCGCTAATACCATATCTATTCGCCCATTCCTCTGCCGTTTTTCTTCCACCGTCATACCAAAGTTCCGCTCTCTCACGCATCTCAGCCGGGAAAGAGTCGTGTAGGAAGAGAAGATTGCTGACCATGTGGTCAATAATTGATTCAACATTCTTCTTTATATCCTTCGCTCCAGCACCCTTCAGCTTTCTAAAGTTTACTGTGCTTTGCAATACTTTGACATTCTTGGCGAGGGTCTTCTCATCAGACATTGTCACATCAAAATTAATGTTCAATACCGAACTCATGGGATCTTCGGTAGCCTTGGCTGAAGATGGAAGGCGAGTTGATAATGACTGCCTCAAAAGGTTCTGAGTTTCGCCGTTGCGATCAAGAATGGTCAAATCCTTGGGATCGAATACGACAAAATTAGATGTACCTTCGCCAGCGCCTCGACTAACCCCATCTAGGTATCGGATACCTGGGACACCGGCTTTCGACAATTTTTTAGATGCGGCGGCAGCCCCTATCTTGTCGGCCAGCTTTCTGTATGCCTTTTCTCCACTAACTCCATTAAACCATTCACTGCTATTTACTGAGTCTTTAGCCTCTTTCAATGCTGCCTCAGGTGTTGGAGCAGCGGGAAATCTAACATCACTACCAGTGTCGGAACGCAGACTTGCTGAATATTTATATAGTGGATTTGGATTACCTGTCTCAGAAATGGTAAAACTTGGCATTTCTGCGGCTTTATAGTTAAACGCCCTTTGTACATCAGGATGCTGCTGATTCATTGGCTTTTCCCAATCAAGCATTTTGGCTATAATTTCATCAGGTAAGTCTACCTTGTAGATGTTCCCAGTGTTCCCATGTAATTTATTTACATCCAAACTTCTCAAAGTTTTTGCTATTTCAACATCACCTTCGTCTTCTGATAATTGGGCGGCATTGTTTACAAATTCAGCCAACTGTTTGGCGTTTGATAGATCAATATTGTCTGCATTTTTATAAAAATAAGATAGAGCTTTTAAAGCCCCGTCTATTTCTTTATTTGTTTCGCCATCATATTTGATGGCTTCGTTATTTTTAAGGGTAATATTATCCGCGTACCCTTTAGCCAATCCTTTTGCTTCAGCTAAATAAAACCCATAGCCAAAAGCCTGTGCGCCCTCGCCCGTGCCGATATTCACAAGGCTAAACTCGCCCAGCGGGTTCTTCTCCGTAGGTGGGAATTTGTGCGGAGATCCGTGCCAAACCTCTTGATTGAACGCGGCCTGGCCTTCAGCGGTCACCTTGTACATATACTTATTGAAGAAATCCATAGGCATCATGTTCTGATTTGCGGCCTGGGTGACTACAAAGTCACGGACGAACTGAGCATTAATTCTTGATACTGGGTCAGCATATCTTCCGGTCTGCTTGAGTTGCCGAAACATGATGTCTTGGAATTCATGGGATGACTTTACGAAATCATCGTTTAATTGTTTCTTGGCTATAGCAGCGAGTATCTGCTCTGACATCTCTGGCTGCATTGCAGTGGCTTGCTGGACCTCGCTAAGAGATGGGGCATCTACAGATCCCCTAGCATGAGGAGATAGCATTGCACCAATATCTGTTCCAACTACCTTCCCAATCCAGTCATTCATTGGAATTACAATGTCCCCACCTACGTCCACGGAGTCAACTTGTGCGCCAATAGATGGGATCGCTTTACCAACCGCGACCGGGTCTATTTTGTTGTCTGTTAACGCTTGTTTGAATGTGTTTCTGTCTATATAAACATCAGTAATGGGGCCATCAGTTGTATTCGCCATATGAGCGGCAACTGAATCTGAGAATTTGTTATATGCATCAGGTGACTTTTGTTTTAAACCCTGCTCACCACCGGCGGTTTGCAGCTTCTCGAATTCGCTTTTCTGTTTATTTGCTTTGATATGTAACGCGGCATTTACAATAGACTGAACTATGGCACCAACATACGCTCCAATCTCCCCAGCATCCTGCGCCTCTGCCCACTTTATTTTTGATTCCGCACTTGTCATTGCTCCGGCCATGTCATGCAGAACATTCTCAGCGAGTTCTGTGATGCCTTCAACGGCAGCCCCAAGACCGACAGTAATGGAATGATGAAGCCACTTATTAGATAACGCCAGGGTCTGTGGCGCCGATAGAAAGAACTTGGTTGCAATAGCGTTTGTCGCTCCCGTAATAACCGCGCCAGTTAATCTCTGGGCGGCCTTGTCTACCTCTGAAGCGGCTCTGGAAACTGGATCATTCTTTATCGCCTCCTCCATGGCAGTTGCTCCCTGCCCCAGCATCAATGATAGCGAGGTTACTTTAGCAAGTGGCGATACCGCCCACAGCGCAACTTGTCCACCAGCTTGTCCAAGACCCTCCCCCACCTGCTCAAGCTTGCTCAGATTGCCGCTTGGCCTTAAATACTTTTTACTGAAATCTTCAATGCTCTCTCCAATCCCATATATTGAAGACCCTAATTTTAGATTCTTATCTCCGGTTTGGAGGTAAGCCAGATCACTTATTATTGATCCGGCACCTTTAATACCGCCACCAAGAAGAGACCCAACGGCTCCGGACCCCACCGCTTTAATTGCTCTTGCTGACTGCTCAACAACACTTAACTCTTTTGCGTGAAGTTGAGATATCTTGGCGAATTCCGGATCAGCGAAAAGTTGCTTTAATGCCGGGTTCATCCCGTTATCAGCTATTTCCTTTATTCTTTCGGCCCGTAAACTTTGATGAAACTTTTCTCTATTTATCGCAACAATGTCCGGAGAAAGGCCGACCTCGCTAGATATCTTTTGATCTTGTGCGGCAACCTCTGGATTAAACTTTACCGCATTATCTACAGATATGCTTAGGTTGGAATTTCGCTCTGAATTTAGCGAGACCAATGATTCATATATTTGCTTATTAGATTGTTTCGGTACGGAGAAATATCTATCCCCTCGCTTTTCTATCTTAGATCCACGAGCATTTTCTGCCGAAACAGCCATGTCCCATGTTGGATGAAGAGAACCTTTAAGCATGATGCTACTGCCTTCCGGGAGTCCGTGAGTTGCCATCTCCTGTGCAGTAACAGGAGCAACAGAACCCCAGTGACCGGCATTTGGACCCGATGCAGCCGGACCCATGCCGGAAGATATAGCCCTCTCGTAATCGTAATCCTGGCCTCTTGGGTTGAATTTAGATGCTGGATTGGTTCCTGGAACAGTCATTTCCAATTTCATTGGCTCTGCCATATTTACCTTATCCCCGCATTTTCTTTCGCTTTCTTTAAAGTTTCATCGTTCACTGGCGTTCCATTTCTTTGCATTAGCTTAATAATTTCACGCTCACTTTGAGGGAGTGAGTGCGGACTTACTTTAACGTCAGAAGACCAAGGGAAATTCCCGGGCCTTGTTACCCTCTCCAATAAAACATCAGATATTATTTTATCGTTGGCATCTTCACTTAGTCCATTTTTAGCACTAATTCTACTTTCCTCTGCCTTCACTCTTTCCTGGATTTCTACAGTTACGTTATAAGCGTATTGCTGTTCATTCAAATCCGCTTTGCCGCTCTCCGGTAATATTTTATTACGCTTTAACGCCATTGTTATTTGGTCTTGCAATGAGACTATATTGGTCCCTACCTGTTTCCCGCCTTGACCGTAAGATCTTCTTGCGAGGGCGCCAGTCCAATCTTCATTGTTAAGTACTGACCTAAATCTATTATAAAAATCGGAATCTGAATAGGTGGCTAAGTCTTTTGGGCTTGTGGCCATTATTTCATTATAAATATCTGCATCAGTGCTAAACCGATTGCCAGCCCTATCGTACTTATTTACCTTCTTCCGTAGACCGGGGACGTTTAACATTGCTTGCTGCAATGATGCTGGCGATGCATTAATCGGACTTGTCGGGTTATCATCTAACCATTGAAACACGGCGGCCTCTGTATTCGCATGGCTCTCAGATGTCCTCTGTTTGAAGTCAGATTCATCTTTGTTTATTTGTTGCGATGTTGCGCGATACAGATTATCACTTATAGACTCGCTCTTTAACATACTGTCTAATTTACTCTGCTTGTCAACAAAGCTTCCTGGTAGCGTTTTAGCTAGTACCATAGACTCTTTAGAGAGTGCGGCGATATCAACCAATTGGGTCATCTGGTTCATTGCTGTTTGATCTATCTGCTTCTTGTTCGCCGCAAGATATTCCCTGGCAAGCGTAACCTTTCCTTGGGTTACCCAATTTCCTACAATGTCTTGAGCAAGCTTAGTGTCTGCTTGCATGAGGGCATTCTTGTAAATTGGATTATTCTTGTCTATACCAAGATCAGCGAAGTGTTGTTCAAAATTCGCATTTCTTGAATTAGTGAGTGCCGCTACCTGTGCCGATGGCCCTCTGTTCCTTGTTGCTGGATTATCATAATATTCTTTCGTTGCTTGGGCTATATCATTATTGCTTGTTGCCATACCAGCTACGAATACCGCCTCTTTATAGACCTTGCCCTGCGTGAAGGTATGGGAGTCCATAGTTTGATATGCGTGTTGAAGTCTAGCATTGGCTGCCCTAGAAACTAGACCTGCCTCTAATGGGTCTTTGACATTGCTTGATATGTAGTCCTTCACATATTTATTAACACCGGCTTTAGCTGACTCGCTTTGATCAACAGCATTCTTCCCTGATAGCGCAGTGAATCCAGTTTTAGGATCTGATATTCTTACCCTAATCTCGTCAGCGATTATATTGTCGTGATTTTTTGCATTGGTTTCTGCACGGTCAAGCATGACCTGGTCCATCATAATTTTAAGATGGGTGCCTGACGATACCATCTGCCTTCCAGACTCGACCATCTGTTCTGCTTGGAGGTTAGGGTATGTCTTAACATCAACCCCTTCTCTGATTCCGGGATTGACTACATTAAGTCCTTGCGTTAGTTCATATGGAACTTGTGGCATCTATATCACCTTAGTTTTGTGGCATGAACATACCGCCCATGTATCTCTTGGACATCTCAAGGTTGTACCATGCTGAAGCAACATTCCCGCCAGAAGACATAAGATTTGTACTGGCCTGGCTAAACGGACTTATTTGACTCGCTGCCGATCTTGCTCCGAATGCAGATACCCCGGCCATTGCAGCCTGTGCATCGTAATTTTGAGCCTGAGTTCTGGCGGCCCATGCAGCCCGTACAGTATTTGAGTTTATGGTGAGAGCATCGGTCTGCTTCATCAACTCTAGAGATGCCAACTCTTCGGCATTAGATCCGGTTCCAATCTGGCCTCCACGAGCAGCTTGAGCGGCCCTTGCAGAAGACTTTACCTGCCCGGACCTGAGAGTAAGTCTGCCGATATCCTGTTCGCCAGCCCTCATTATCTGCTGGGCGGTGTCTTCCATGGCCCTGGCATTCAATGCAGACATTTGCTTCTGGTAGTCAAAGGTCATTGCCTGAGACTTCAACTGATTCTTGGCTGACTTAGCTGCGTAGAATGTTCCGATGCCGCTCTGGATCGCCCCCATGATAGCCATTCCAACGCCCATCTGCCCCATGGTACTCATGCCGCTGCCACCACCGCCGCCGCCACCGCCACCCGTTGGCCCCGTGTAAGTGGTAAATGGACTCGCGGAGAAAGAGGCTTGTGTTGGCCCCGTGTAAGTGGTAAATGCAGCCGGGGAGAAAGCCATGTAAGGTGCGCCAGAATTCCATATTCCCATTTTATTCCTCGCTTTTCTTGTATTGGAACATCAATAAACAATGATACGGATACTAACTTCCAACAGCGACCTCAAGAGTCAGCCCAACTATACTCAGAGGTAGAGGATCTGACTGACGAATATAAACCTGGCCGCCATCTGCCCAAGTTGGAGTGGTCATCACTAGAATTTCCTGAGACCTCAATGCCGGTGGAGAACCATACGGCTCCGTAGTTCTTTGCTTTGACTCAGTCAAGTTGTTCTCATCTGGACCTATGAACAATCCAGACGATTTGTACACTCTGATCCAAGCCTTGTTTATATTCTTGTACCGTCCTTGGCCAAATGCACTGTCCATCTGAGAGGCCGCTGGTAGCGTTTGAAGATCGGCGGTGATAGGAAGACCTATGACGATGTACGATCCGGCCCTGTCGAGCGTTATGGACCCACCAGAAACGGTTCTCTGTGGATGCACCGCCCCATCTGCCAGGATATTAACTACCTTCCCCTCAATATGGGAGAGTCCGGTGATTATATTTCTAGCGAATGACCAATCCGTGGTGGCTACGTTCCTTAAAGCGACCTCTAATACTTTATCAATTCTTGCCGTTGCAACTGTTGTTGATGAAGTTGAGGTAATTAAGAGATGGTACTCAGTAACTCCGTCCGCGCTATAGATAACTATCTCGTCCCCGACATCAGCTTGCGATGGGTAGTTAAATATTGCTGCTGATGATGTTATTGTTAAAGGTTCAGATGGACCCCACAAAGTACCGCCGCTTACAGTAACGGTGGTTACAGAAGTATTTGTCCCGTCATATACCCCGCCGCAATCAACAAAGTATGCATTCTTCTGCTCTGGAAATATTCTTGGTTGCTGCTGCTCAATGTACCTTTTGGTCACGTTGTTGATAGTTCTTTTGACTATCACATAAAGAACATCATTCGTTCCTTCAGCAACTACCGTGCAACTCTCGAATGTTCCGTCAGTGTCATGCCAGTGCCAGGCGCCAATGCTTTGTTCTGGAATATATGTAAGACCAAGAAGCTTTCCGGTGGAACTGACCATCCAGATTAACGGAAGCGGAGACTTTGAGTAGCACATATCGGTAACTGTGTATGTGTCAAACAGGTGAGCCGCTCTAATTGACAGATCTCCGGTAATGAATCCCTGCGCTTGCCAGTTATATCCGCACTCCCGTACATGGCCGCCCCTGGATGATGCGTATACCAAGGTGTTGTTAATAACCACCGGCTGCACATTGCTAGATCCGACATAACTCTGAGGTCTAACGCTGATTGTCGATGGGGTGATTGCATCTGAATTGACCGATGTAACCCTCCATTCTGCGGCCGATGTTAGAAGCAGAAGCTGAGTGAGGGGGATAATGTGTCTAATCGTATTTGCTTCACGAGCGGCCACTCTAAACGCGATCCTATCGTCATCCTTAATCGGGAGAGAGTAGGACATATCTGATTCGGTGCCGGACCTGGTCATCCAGATCTTCTGTGGCTCCAATATGGTCCCAGCGAAACACCTTCTCTGCTCATAGTACGAAACCGCGGCAGGGTAATTCCCAGTAGAGTTAAAGTCTGTCTCATACGTTGGTGGAGTTACCCCCAGGTCAGGAGCAATATTGTCATCAACAATTGAAAGGCCGCCAGTTTCTCCAATGTAACCATATATCCCACCCTGTAATTTGTATACTCTGTACCTAGTCGCGCCACTAACAGCATCCCAGCTTATGAAATTAGTACACCCGGTCTCGAATAGATTTGATTTGACGAATGCTAATTTAACAGCGCCACCGGCAGACCATGCTGTCAATCCATAAGTTGATACAGGTACTCCCGCCTCTGTTTTTAATGTCAGAGTTGTGGCTAAAGGTACTGTGTTTACTAAATAGAACTTGTCGTTCAGTGATGTTGGTCCAGTAGTGATCCCAGATATGTACACCCGATCATTAATAGCCAGGCCGTGGGCCGCTGTTGTGATCACCCCTGGACTAGCAGCCGTAATGCCGGTGATATTAAATGAGCTGCCTAGTGCGTTTGTGCTGGAAGCAGACTGGCTTATATTGTCAGATCCTACAGCAGTAACAACATAGTAAGCGTTGTACTTTCCTGGGGCTGTGAACCCCTCCCCTGTTACCTTTGGATTCAGAGGAGCGGATATAGGAGGTAAAAAATTAATTGTTGGTAGTGTCCAGTTGGTTGCTCCATTTCTCCTCAACTCTCTTGGAGGATACGTTGGATGAACCAAAGTAATAATGTCAGCAGACTGAACGTAGTGGATATCGAATAGGTCAGCAGCGGCATATGGATTCGGGATCTCATAATAAACGCTAGGCAATGGATACCAATAGGTTGCATTCGGCGGCTGGAATCCAAGAGATGATGTTGTAGCGTAGTAATTAATTCCTCCGGAGTTCAGCATTTCTCCGGGCGCGTATGTTCTGAAGCTGCACGAATGGACACCACTCTGCGCCCCTGTGAACTGGAATACGGCTCCCGCACTTGTTAAAGATAGCGTAAATGTTCCGGCGGTCGGGATAGTTGATACATAATATTGAGTGCCGCTAACAAGTCCTGATGGCAACGACCCAGTAGTTGAGAATTTAACTGGCGTATCAACGGTCAGGCCATGTGCAGCAAAGTTTACTAACCCGCCAGCATTGGCGGTATGAACTCCACTCTGAGTGCCGCTTGTAGTAATTGGTGGGCCACTAGGTTCGGTTGCGACATTAAAAGTATTGGCTAATGGAGACAGCACATAATAAATTGTTCCCGCTATTAACCCAGTTGGCAGTGCTCCGGTTGTAGTAAATGATATAGGTTGTCCGTCAATGAATCCATGAGCAGCCCGTGTTACAACTGCTGGAACCGCTATAGTCATTGTTACGGTGACCGGAGTTGTATTTGTTAGCGTGACTGTTCCTGGGCTTACAAATGTCCCACCTGTCCCGGCCAGCAGAGTCGCTCCTTGGGTATGGAATCTGAAGTATCCGGCACCCATCTCGATCACCATGGTTTGGGAGGTCGAGTATGTGAACGGTATTAAACGAGTTGCTAGGTTTGAGTTCTTAACTTCATTTACAAAAGCAAATCCAGCCCTATTCTCAGCCGGTCCTTGTGGCCTGGCTATGAAGTTTCTGCACTTGGCCACCCCGCTCTGATACTTCCCGTCATCTATCCGGCCGAACATATCTGGAGACATCTCGCCACCAGAAAAAGACCCTTTAAATATCTTTATATTTGGCATCTTATCGTCCAGCAACCCATGAAACTATATGACCGGGTCTAATCTGGCGATCAATAGAATCAGATTCCTTCGCTTTCTGTAAATAGATGGCCATCATTTTGGCGCATCTTTCAGCTTCTGCTGCCCCGATATCACCTTTAATTATTGGACCGGCAAGCATTGATGCTAGGTGCCAGGCCAAAGTCATTGTGAACATGGCGGTGAATTTTGTGGTGTCAGTTACAGATACCGAGTATCTAAGTATCGCATTCTCTTGATTTGTAAGGATAATATCTGAACCATCATCAGCAGACTCTACCTGGTATGGCTGCGGAATGTATTGGCCGCCCTGTACCAAAGGAACATTGTTGGCCGTATACCCTAGCGTATCAACCGGGGAGTATATTGAACTGTAATCTGAATTTGAATCTGGAGGAAGGATTGCGATACAACCGATCCAACTGTTTGGTACTGCGTAGACATACTTCCACTGAGGAACTGTAATGTTCAATAGGTTAAGAGTTGCTCTCCTGGTAGTGAATGCCCATGTATGCATTTCTAGAAGAGTGTCTCGTGCTATTGGGTAGAACCTTGCTGCGTGTTCTGACTGAGCAGATCCTTCGGGAGGGTACAAACTCGTTACGGTTGCGTTATCTCCAAGGTTTGCCAGAGCAAGATTAACAATATCAACTTCCGATGCCATAATTTCCCCTTAGAAAAAAAGGGGGAAAAGGTTTCCCGAATCCCCCTTATAAACACTAGAAACGCACCACAACTATTTCTTTTTTGTTTCCTTTACAACCTCTTCTTTAGCATCTTCCTCTACCAGTTGAAGATTGGAACCTGGCTTGGTATCGTACTCAACAATATCGCCTTCCTCACGGATTGCATTGTTGATATATGACTTAACTAGAACAAGGTATTTCTTAGTCATGGATAGTTCCCTTTAAATTATGTTACTGAAAATCCTGATGCGTAGAATTTCTTACCATCTTGGATGTCTGTAACCAGATCAGCGGTCACCGTGCCAGCACTGTATGTGCCAACGATGGTGTAACGCGTACCAAGGTACCGTTGCCCTAAACTTGCAAGAGCAGGGTTTACCCGTACAGCAACATTAGTACCAATCGTCAAGGATGCAGTGACGATTGCATCACTAGATCCAATAACGGTTGGTGAGGTCAATGCTGCTGCGGCTGAACTGATAACTTCAAATTTTACACTAGTACCACCAACCGCAGCGGTGATCATAGCGAAGTTGAAGTATAGTTCCGAACCTTCGCCCATATCCCGTGCTGTTACCAGGTCAATGGTGTTGGTACTAACTGCTGTGGTCGTTAATGCTTGCGCATCTGAAACCCGTAGAAGTGCATCTGTGATCATTTTAATTCTCCTCTGTTATCTAGATTAGGATACAACTGCTTCGGTGTTAAGCAACGAATCAACACGGCGCAGTGGAACTCCCAGGAAGCTCAACCATGAATCAGGCTGACCAAATTGGGTTAGACCTTGTTCGATCTTCAGAACGTATTGGCTCTTGTCCATAGCAGCAAGTGCCAGGCCAGAGTGAACAGTACGGTTCATGTAGAAAGCTGCACGACCCATGCTCATGTTAGGGATACGATACAGTGAACGAGCCATCAACTTAATCAACGCGGTTGCAGCGGTTGATGCTTGCGTACCAGCTTGACCAATAAGGTCGCTGACATCGATGTTAGGGATACGAACGACATAACGCCAATCCTTAACAACCAAGCCATTCTTCCACTGGTAACGGGTGGCCAATGCTTGCATACGGGTGCCATCTGAGTTGTAGACGGTCTGTTCGCCCAGATCTTCATGGACCAAACCAGCCTTAGAACCTTTAGGGAACGGGCAGTAAACAGTGTTGTCACCCCAAACTACCAGGTAAACAGAGGTATTGTCTGAACCAGAACCACCGGCACTCAGAATGTTCTGTGCGTTGCCGCCAGACAGACTTGAGTAACGTGATGCTAGGCCAAGGAACTGCTTTGGATCTGTACCAGGATTGCCGTAGAACAAGGTGGTTGCTTGGGTTTGGTTCATTGCTTCCAAGAACGCTTGATCTTCTGACAGACGGAATTGGCTGGTGTTGCCATTCAGCATTGCCAGGTCTTTGTCTACTTCAGAACGGGCTTCCAGAATACCGCAAGCTTCATCCACTTGTGCTGTGGTTGATTTGCTGTTTGGAATACCTTGGTTCAATGCTCTCCAATAGACGGTAGGCAGACCGGTACGGATAACAACACGCTCACCCGTTGGCAAGTTACCTTCCTTGAATACTGCATCTTCCAAGATCTCGTTGCTTTGTGATAACAGTTCTGCAACGACTGGTACATTCCCGGTAGGGTCTGTACGTTTAGCCCAATCCGCGAGGGTTAGGGCTGTGTTTGATAGTGTAGCCATTTTTAAATCTCCTTTTTAATGCTGTTGTTGAGTAGGATAAAGTGAAGCGGCATAGTCAGCATTAGACTTCGCTGAGTTCTTACCACCTTGACCGCCACCGACAAACTTATCTTCACCAATTGCTTTACCGGCTCTATAGAAAAATCTGATTATCTCAGGGTGATTTCCAAGTCCCGATTCATTCAACAGCGAAAGCAAGCCAGGCGTACCAAACTGATCCAAACTTTTCTTTGCGATTGCCAGGTTTTCTGTGAGCCTTTCCCCACCGAACTCCGTGTCAGCCTTAGAATCATTAGTCCATCCAGTACGCAACTGCTCCAACTCACGAGCCTGACGGGCCTCGATAGGTGGACCAAGTTTCGATAATAACTTCTGCGCGGCATCCTGAGACAAATTCAACTCTTTAGCCACTTCAGTGTAAACCGTCATCACTTCCGGGTCGTATGTCCTACCCTCTGGCGGTTTAAACTCATAGTTCTCAGGAGAGCCATATCTGACATCTGCCTGTTGGCTGCTTTGTTGACCCTGCTTGCCATCTGTAATGTTGGGCTGGGCTTGCTCTGGTGCTGCTTGCTGCGATTGCGCTTGCTGGCTTCCTTGCGGTTGCTGGCTTACGCTACCTTGCGATACAGATAGGCTTTCAGTGGTCGTTGGGGCCGATTCCGTCATCGTTGTTTCTTGCATTTTGAGACTCCTTTAGCATGGCTGGATATAACTCTGGACATAAAGTGTGGATCATTGCAAGCATACGATTACCAAAGTTCCTCTGCCCCTCGTTGAAAGCCATCGTCATCGAGTTGCTGTTGAACGATAGTCGAAATACGCCCGACTGATCCAGAAGCCGCCAAATAATTCTGCGGCCCCTTTTGTTTCCCATGAGCCATTTAATATCTATCGACTCATTTTCAGATTCCATTCTATCGCGCACTTCTTTATCAGACTTTGCGCGGTCCTGGTCTCGTGTATCTAATGGATCGTAGCTGCTCATTTGTAAATATAACCTTAATTAAATAGTTACGGATAATTCTGTCCGCTGGAAGCCATTATCTAACCCTCCTTGCTCTCAACAATCCATAACAGTCTACGGCTGCGATAGTAAATAGAGCATGAGCAACCAAGTAAACTATTGTCGTTGTCTCTATTGATACTCTAACTACTGGCGTTACTTCTAGAAATGATAATGCACCAGGAACATATGCCCCATTATTGTGCGATGTCTCATTTCCAATGCCGCCCATCGTATTATCAACTAGAGAAATGCTTTGAGATGTATGGCTAATTGATGTTGTAGCGGCAGTGCGGCTACCAACCAATCCTGTTACATCCCAATCCCCTGGGGTCAGGGTTATAGATGTTACCGTCTTGCCTACATTGGTTACCATGCTTACAGCATTTGCGACCAGTACCGTTGAAGACACATACTCTCCAACATTCCCAGCAATTGCATCATCGTTTGTTTTGGTTCCAACGGGGCTTGAGAATAACCATTCGCTCCCATCTGGATCTTTCATTCCAACTACATCATTAGTTACCGTGTCATATAGTAACGGAGAGCCGGATGTCTTTTGGTATACGGCCATTATTCACCTCCATTTGATGTCACTTGTGGACCATAAAGCATAGCGGCCATTGAATTATTATCTGACTTACCTTCTGCTGGCAAGATCTCCATGTCCGTAATCTGTAAGGTAACGCAAGTATCTTTGCCGCCACCCTGTGTACCGTATGCGCTGGTAGACTTAACGAATACACTTGCATGAAGCATCATCGTTGAGCCAACTTCTGGCAGGGTAGTGATGTTTAACTTGGTTAATTCATCGGTACCAAGGTGGACACATAGGCCATATGGATACTCTGGGCAATCTTTTTCCATTTCTCCAGGCATCTCTTCCATCTCAGGCTTGCTCTTCATATTAATCATTGCCATTTCAACCTCCTTGTGGGGTGTTATAACCGCTGAACATATCGATCACGTTTGTCAAAGCATTCGGATCTTGTGTTGGTGACTGAGCAAGATTCTTTATGGTCTGAGATGCTTGTTGCGCTTGCGCTTCTTGCTGTTGTGCTGCTGCTGCTTGCTGCCTTCCCTGTCTAATCATTGCGACTTGCTCACCAGGAACTATGAGATGGGGATCGACCCCCAACATCTCTGAATAAACATCAGCCCATTGGTCAGAGTCGAATTTGTCAAGAACATCCGGCTTGATCTGAGCAATATTCCCCAGGCTAGTCACGAATCTATCTACAGAGTTGGTGCCAATTGCACGTTGAGCCTGTGCCAACATTGATACGAACTCGATATTGAGGTCAACTCCCCGCAATTCTGGGGGTGGTGGCGGGAGAATACCGGCCTCGACGATCCGATCAAAGGTCAGCGTAACCAATGGATCTAGCAGTTCGTTATGTAACCGCTCAAGAACTGGTCCAAGCATCAATAACTTCTCTTCATGTCTCTCAGCAACCTCAGTAGCAGTCATCCTGGTATCAGTTGCAGATGCAAGCATGAGGAAAAGATCAGCATAGAACGCTCCACGAATGCGCTCACGGACATCTTGTATGTCTGCCAATAGGTGAGATAGGTCCAGGTTTACATCGAACGCTGTGCGGATTCCTCCACCGGCATTAACCTGGTCAACGAATGTGATCCCGCCAGGAAGAGTCTCGACATCACGATTCTTCATGCTGGATGGAACTTGAAGAGGTGGCTTTGTCTTGTAATCGATCCCTTGAGCCTTGCGTAGTTGCTCATGCTGCAACTGCTTTACATCGCCCAATGCTTCCATTGCCGGTGATCCACCGTAGATATCGCCGCCGCTTGTTGCCCATCGAGGCACCACTGCCGGAAATACTTTGTAGCCAGACTCTCGCAGGTACTGGTCAGGATTGCCGCCAATTTCAAAGTGGACTGACATATAAGGCATATTCTTTGAATCTTTCTTGCGGCTGTCGCGGTCTTCACGAGGCTCGATGGCATGGATAATCGTCACCCACTGGTCTAGAGACCCGCGATCATACATATTCTGTACGCTGGTCGAGCAGTTCTCATACCCAAACTCCTTGACCAACTCAGCTACAGTCTTCTCAAATTCACGGTACATGGTACATACCTTGCCCTGGTAGTCAGTTGCAATAGCAAATTCCCCTGTTGTCAGGGGATAGTTGTGAATAACATTCTGGTAGTCAGGGAGAATAATGTTGGCAGAAGTCCCGAATGCTCCAAGTTCCTCGTACATTTGATGCAGCGCACGGTAGGTGTTGGATTTCTGGAAGATGATCTGCATCAACTTGGTTACATCGTTCAACCAAAGCTTAACCGGAGCGTATTTATTCAACTCAGGATCGCTTGTGGCGAGTCTAAACCATGGACGGGCTGGTGAGGTGGCACCTGCCATCATACCTGCGCCCAGCACCCTTAGAGCGCGAGTGCCGGTGTTGTCATATATATTGTTATGTCTGCGCCAACCCTTGTCTCGATCTTGAACAAAGAACCGCCCGGACCTTGGTAGGATATAGGACGAGATTTCTTGCCAATGACTCCACCAAGAAGCCCGTTCACTCTTGAGTTGACCCCAGCGAGTTAATAGTTTTTCGCGCTTTGGTATTTCAAGCGGAGAGTTTCTTGGTGCCTGAGTCTTTATCTTCGCCATTTAACCACCCAATAGAGATTTTCTTCCAAGTGCTAGACTTGCTGGATCAATTCCCATTCCACCATCTGTAAGCATGGTTGAGCCACCACCTTGGCCGGTTGCTGCTTGCTGAGTTCCAGATGCTTGGCTAGATGCGGCCGCGTTCTGCTTTACCTGGCTCTGGTCAATGACTGGTGGTGGTGGTACATATGGTGGTGGTGATGGTGAATGGCACATAATATTTCTCCTTTAAGTTAACCGCCAAGAAGCGTTTTCTTTCCTAGTTCCAGCGTATTAGGATCAACTCCAACTCCAGCGGTAAGCATTGTTCCTTGATCACTGGCCATCGCTTCCTGTTTTGTCCTGGAAGTTACGTTGGTTGCCGCAGCATTCTGCTTGACCTGAGTCTGGTCAACTACCTTCGGTATTTCCGGCATTGTCGGCATTGGTGGGGTGCTGAAACACATATTATTCTCCCGCGAAATTAAATAACATCGAGTGCGAGTAATGCTTAAAACCCATTCTCTCCCACAATTTTGCTGTCCTCAGATCAGTTACCGCACTTGCGTAGTATCTTTTAACTCCGCGAGATCTCATCTCATCCAGCCCAAACTTTATCAGCTTCTTGCCGATACCATTTCTACAATCTTTCGATACAAATAGACCGGCTTCTGCACCAACCAGGTCTTGGTTCTGCATATCCAGTGAGATGTAAATATTAAAATACCCGATAGGTTTATCATCATTCCTCGCAACTATTGAGATCATTACACCCGCATTTGCAGCCCTCTTATACTCTCCAAGCCTTGGATTGTATGGAGGCAGATCAACTCCAATTTCTTTTAACCTGTCGCAAGTTGCTGTGTAATGTTCTTGGTACAGTTCTTTTAATTCTTCGTACTTCTCGTCAGCATCTTCCAACGCAATAGTTTGCATTAGCTTCCTAGCAGAGTGGTCTTCTTGGCCAAACTTAATTTCTCTTGCGGGATTCCAAGTTGACCGGTGAGCATTGTTTCACCAACCCCTTGCAAAGCGGCCATCTTTTCTTTATCAAGAATCATCTTATCTGGAGCCTTTTGATTTGCCTGGTTGGTAGCCTCTTCAGATTGCTTCATCTGCGCCTTTTGCTGCGCAATCTGAGCATCTTGTTGCTGCTGTTGTTGTGCAAGCTGCCTCTTCTGTTGGGCGGCTGACTGCTGGCCAGCATAGATTGAATAACCTAAACTCATCGCGCCAACCGCTGCCGCAACATAAATAGCTGTAGCTAGTCCCGCCATAATTTACCCCATCCTTGTTTGTAAGAAGTCGCATTCACGCGACAATTCGGTTTCAGCATCGAATACATCAGTTGCATTTGTTGTGAATATCGCAGTGAAGTAGGTGTCTTGGTGGGCAAGCAGAACCCTCTTGATCCCGCTGTTAGCCTTTAGAATGTTATGACCTCTCATCCTAATCACCCCTTCATCTGTCGTTACAGTTATGTCACCAACAAATATAACTATGTTGTCCTGGCACCACTCAACTCCGACTCCAAATACCCCGGCGGGTATGAATGCTGTTCTGCTGTACATCCCAGCATGAATGAAATGGTCAACAGTCACCAATGTCTGCGGCATCTCAAGCATCTTTTCTTGCAAGGCAATTACATCTTGCTTTGATGGCGTTGGAGCCAGGAACCTATCGTCACGACCCAACTGAGTGACCATGTTTCCAACAATCTCATGTTTATTGCTAGTTACGGATACTTGATTCTTCTTTTTGGTAAGGGTCATATTCTTTTCTTCCTTTGTAATTACCCAGTTCCATGACAATGTGCCGCTTCGGAGTGTCCATCAATGCTAGTACATAGGCTGATGCGTAATCAGGTGATCGACCGATCTTCTCGATGATCTCCTCCCTGCTTGATACATAAACCGTACTTCCAACCAACTTCCATGTTGGGGCAGCCAGATCAGCCAGTAGACCGGAGTCGGGTGGTAGGCATATCCCAGTATTGTTTGCCGGATCTAGAGCCTCTCGCATCCTCCAGTAGAGTTCTGAACGCTGGTTCTTGAACCTCAGTCTTCCGGACTTATCCAATCCCAGGGCAGACTCCGACACATTAACACCAATAACTTGAAGTCTCGATTCAGATAAGAAATCATATGGGCTGGCACCGACTCCGATTACATCAATATGAATAACGCATCGATCTCTCATTGCTCCGACTACCAGACCGGCAACTGTTGGACCGTCAGGAGTTGCAGATCCGGGATAGACCATTGGAACATCGAACCACATTCCGTGCCTTCGAGCCAACAGTGTTTTATCCTTCCCCGCTCTCGCTACATCAACTCCGATTGAATCCATGGGTGCCAACTTCTCTGGCCTCCTCCACCGCTTCATTGCTTGGTCGATCCATTCGGTTGGGATCACTTGCCACGGGTTGTCTTCAATGCCAGCTTGGAAGTCACCATTCAGCATCTGTGACCGCAGCGGTTCTGGTAATGACTGCAACTGAGCCATGTATCCAGTGTTCAGTAAGTATGGGTTGTCACCTATCCTGGATGGAACGAATGTCCTGGACTGTGGAGTTATGCGCTCTTCATCCAAGTCGAATGGTTCCCCGCTTACCACCTCAAGATCCTTGCCGCCCACGGTTGCATACCATCTCAACTCGCCAGGCTTGGCCGGATTTGGATGGGTCTTATCTAGCCACGGAGCGAAGTACCTAGTTATCCACCGGCCACCGGCAGTAGTTGGAGGATTGAATGTAAGCAGTACCTGGCACGGCTGGTTTGGTTTGGTGGTCCGTAGCCATCCCATGACGTACCTGACCTGATCCTCCCGCATATTCGCGGCTTCATCGAATACCAGAAAGTCGTGAGGTCTACCCTGATACTTCTTCTCGTCACCCGGGTTGGGGAAGGAGCAGAATTCTACCTGGACCCGCTGACCATCCGGTCTGGTCAGGCGCCAGATATTATCCTTTCCGTTGAATCCTATCCTATTGCCTAGCAGATCCGTGAAACGGTCGATCACCCCGGTCAACTCAGTACCGTTCATTCTAAAGATGCCAACTGTTTGGTGTTTGGTGAGAGATTTTCCTACCGCTAGATCAGTCTTCCCTCCACCGGCTGCGCCACCGTATCCAATGATGTCAGCCTTTGAGTGGTAGGCCATGGACTGTGGGCCGGGCAGCGGTCTCCATACAACAGTGTCGGATTGAAGCAACAGGTCCAGTTCTGCCAGTTCTTCGGGCGTGAGAAACTTTAGAATATCTGGATCAATCTTGATCAATCTTTGCCCGTTCTAACGCTTCGTTGATTATCTTAGCAGCCTGGGCTGCACGTTCGTTGTTGGTCAATGGATTAAGAGGGGCATCTTCGTCACCAGCAAGGATCGTCCGGTCACCGTAGACCTTCGGCAATTGCTTGGAGAGTATCCATTTCCTGGTATCAACTCGCAGTCTCTGGTGCTGGACCCCAGCGTTATCGATCTTCCCGTCAGCAGTTTTTACAGGTTCTTGATCGGCTATGTTCAACGTATCATCGGCCATCACTTCTAATCCTACCAGGCGAGAGTGTGCGTACTGTAGACGAAATTCTATGTTCGCATTACTAGCTAACCATTTGATAACTTGTCCAACATGAGGAAAGTCATCGTCCTTACATATGGATCGCAAGCTTTCGCCGGTCTCCATCCTTTCACAGATTAAGTCACCCATCTCTTTTGTGAAGGTGGATGGTCTACCTACTGGATTCTTCTCTTTTGGAGTTTCTTTACTCATTTTACTTTTTTGAAGTGGTCTACTGATTGAGATCTGCGGGTGTAGTTGCAAATCTTTTGGACTCCCGCCACGGATATTGAATAACGTCTGGCAATTTCTGAGTAACTCAGCCCAAGATCCTCTCTCAGATCTCGTATGTGGTCGATGTCATCATTACTTAATTTAGCATTGTGATGATCTTGGCCAATTCTCCAGCCGAACTCGTTAACTGCTACATACTTACCAGGCTTGTTACCCAAAGAGGGGGGCGTTGCTCATTAACTTGATTGCCCAAATCAATTCTGGAGGTGCGATACGGTTTCCCATGAGCGATTCCCGCCGTACGGACATGAATACAGTTTCATTCTACACCCATGATTACAATACACAAGGCAGATAAGGATAGGGTGACTTGTCACGATAGCCTTTGGTTTGTCACGCAAAATGTCTCAAGGTAATTTGTATTTTTCCCTGCAATATGAACAGGCTCCCTCGATTAACCTCCCGCTCCACTCCGCACAAATGTCGCAGTCACCGGCTCGTCCAGGTCTCAATGGTTTCCTTGCCGCCCTCAGCGCATAATCAAGATCCTTTTCCATCTGTTCGTTTCCTAAATCAGCTTCATCGCTCATCATCCCATCCTTTTACAAGTTGAGTATATTTAATCTTAATTTCCTTCAACTCTGTGATGGACCAATATTTTGATTGATGGACCCCTTCCAGAAATTCCAACCTTTCTGCACCGATTCTCCTCAATAACTCCTGTCGATACGGAACGATATTACCATGGAGATGAGTGTTGCACGGTTGGCACTGCAAATGGACGTTGTCCGGGTGGAATCTTAGAGTTGATCTGGTGGAGGTTGGGAGGTAATGACCGGC